TAGAAATCTGGGATGTTGCGGATATCATCATACACCCGACGAATAAACGATTCGTTCTTACCTTCGCGTAACAGGTGATGTACACGAATGTTGGAGATTGCAGATACCAGGTTAGGGAGCATCGACTTATCATTAACAGGATTCAAAGCCAGAAACTCTTCTAACCCTTCCATCCACGCTTGGCGGATGGAATCGATTAGAGATGGATTCATGTAAGGTTATTCCTCAGCATCATTGCCGACAGATATACCGACAACGTTTTGTTTGATTTGACAATGCTTGGCGACTCAGCCATGATAGAACTAAGTGAAGCTTCACCAGTCTCCATGATCTGGCGATTCATTTGGTTGTAAGCTTCTGCGTCGCCACCACGGAACTTAACGAGTTCCAATACAGAAGTCTTCAAACCTTTCGAAACGTTTACTTGGATCTCTGGTCCGGATAGACGAGAACCTTTAGAATCACCAGAAGCCTGACCCGAGCGTTCATCCACTACGTGGCTTGAACCTGGGATAGATCGCTTCTTAGCCAGCATCTGTACTTGTCGACGGAGTGGCAACATGCCGATCAAGTGTTTGTTTGGTGTTAGATAAACTTGACCCGTGGATTGGTCAGTCAGACGTAATTGCTGGAAGAGTTCAAAACCTAAAGCCTCAGCGACTTTATAGTTCCGTTCAATGCTCAGTGTTACGTCGGCTAGGTTAGGAGCATACAGCGTTACGTACTCTGCACCGCTCTCTAGGTTGTTAATCCATTGTTCAAATTCTGCATCGGACATTCGCTTGAACATCTCTGCCATGAGCTCTTTATTTTTGCTCCCTGGCAGAAACATGTCAATGAAATGCAATGCATCCTTTTCTGCTGCTTTGCGTGACATCGTATTTCTCCATTAATGAATACTATACGATTAGACCGGATAGATAGGTCTCGCATCTGCACCTACGGGCGGCAATCGATGCATACGGAAGAATGGCAGTACACATTGACGGTAGTAGTTACACCACTGTTCGATGGTGTACGGTTGGTTCGTAGTGAACCAGAACTTCGCCCAGTCTTGTGGGTATTGATTTAAAATGTCATTCATGAAGTTTGACATTTCAATAGTAGTGGTCAGCTGTACCGTCATGCGACGATTTAGATCTTCAGCTAGTTCAGGATCGACGGCACGCGTCATTTCGAAAATGAATTGATTATAAGACATGTTGTGTTCCTGTTAACTAAAGCTCGCCGCAATAATTAACATCTGTTATTTGGGAAAGAAACTTGGTGATAAGATGCCGGTGACAGAACTTGCCAGCACGACAGTAACAACCGAATGCGATTTGTTCATGGCTTATCAACCATTCGAAAAATTCTGGGTAGGTGAAGTAACGCCATTCCAACATCGCCATGTATTGGCACTCGTATTCTTCTGGAGTAATGGCATTAGACTTAACTCCCATTACAATGTCCCATGTGGGAGCCAGTTGCCACATACCTGATTTAACGGTAGTGTCGTAATACGGGATCGTGTTGAACACTAGGTTCTCTAAACGACCAAGCTGGAATGTGTATACGTTCATCGTTATTTGTATCTGTAAGGTGGTGGAGGACCTTTTGGTGGCCGGGAGGGTAGTGGGTTACGACGAACCCACCTTTCGTTCGATTGTCCCCATCCAGGGACACCCTCTTTACCCTCAGCACAATATTCGTGTAAGCAGCAGCCTTCAGCATCCAATTTACAACGGTGCCTGAAGAACCACTCTAACGGTGTGGTAATTGGCCAGAACAGCCAACGCATGAAGGTGTCGTAGTGAGACATTAGCTGGCGGTAGCCTCTAGTGGTTTGATCTTGGCTTTGTCTTCTTTAGACATCCAGTATGGAACGTATTCGAAGCGCAGCATGCGAACCAGGTCTTTGGTCGACAGGAACTTCTTCTCGCATAGGTGTTCTTCTTCTTTCACCATCCAATAACCACGGGTTTCACCCAGCAGTACATTCCAGTCGCAACCCATCTTGATCAGACCTTCGTAAAGATCTTTCGGAGTAGGGGTATCGAACTCACGTTTGAAGTGAATGAACTGCAGCAGTTCCGATTGGATTTCAACAGCACGACGCAGCAGTGGGTCAGCGTTGAGTTTCTGACGAACCTTGGTACGGCTCAGCGATACATCTGGACGCAGTTCTACGAAGTAGTTCTGTACGTTACCACCAATGCCCCAAGCGTTCTCTTTGCAGTAGTGGAACTCAGTCAGTGCTACCAGAACACCTTCAGACTGTGCAACGATGATCGGTACAGCCAGGTCAGCGATACCACCTTTTGGACGGAGGTTCTTAACTTCCAGAATACGGAGGTCAGAGTCGCCTTGCATCGACGTAGAGTTATCCAGTGGGTACACTGGCATCTTATCGTTGTTCAGCAGAGGCTTGTTCGATACGACGTCCCAGACGTTGTTAGGCAGAGAGTAGAAGCCACCCGATACACCTTTCAACACGGTATCTTTCTTCATACCGGTCAGGTTACGCTTATCGGTTGGATACATCTCCATCTGAATGATGTCACCAACGTGAGCAGTCAGAATGAAGTGAGAACCGGTTTGTGCTGCGACTTGTGGAAGCTGGTTGAACAACTGGTTCTTAGCTTTACCGTTAGTCATGGCGTCGGTGTTGTTC